GGTGTTAGCTAAAAAACTGGTTGTTCAGTTAGAAAATCTTCCAACGCTTTTCATTAATCTTGCGTTGGTCTGCCATTGATTCAATATGTGCTAAGACATCTTGGATCGCACTTAGTTTAGTATATGCCGCCTCACGCTCTTTAACATCATGCTCCTTAGAGTTGATGATCCTGTTTAGCTGCACTTCCTGTAATTCCTTAAATACTGTGGCAAAGTGTTCATCATTGATGAGATTGTTTGCCCAATCAGATTTAGTCATTTATAAGTATCGCCCTGCCCCACTAGATGATGGAGCTTGTGTTGTCGTTGTTGAAACTGGTGTAGGCATAGAGCCTAGTAATCCACCCATGAATCTGCCAGCACCTGCATTACCTTGTGGCATTGCTGCTGTTTGTTGCATTGCACCTTGCATATCTGGGAACATATCAGATAATGACGGCACGTTATATTGGTAAGGCTGTCTACCGCCAATCATTGCATCTACTACTGATCGCTTACCTTGACTGATACCTGCAGCATTGCCACTAAATGGTTTGTACATTTGTCCATCTACAGTTAATAAACCTTCTAGAGCTGATTGGCTACCCATAGAACCAGCAAAAAATGGGTTGTTGCTATACTGACCCATTGGCATCTGACTAAACACACCAGCAAAAGGATATGGATTGTATCCAGTAGATATTGGAGCTGTGTATTGCGTGTAATACTGCCCTGTACTTGGCTCTAAATAGTAACCAGTAGAATCTTTAGTTAGTGCCATTTATATCACCTTTCGACATATCATGCAATTGTTTAATGGCCTTCATAACAGCATCCATTTGATTTGTTTGCATTTCTTTACCCATTGCCTGAGCTTCAAGCTGCAACTTCATCTCTTTTAGTGCAAGCTCTGCGTTATCCTTGACAGATTTCTGCTCTAACTCTAATTGCTTACGAGCGTTATCAAGCTCCATTTTCTCACGATCAAGATCATTCTTAGCTGCGTCAGTCTGTGCTTTAAGTTCTGCCTTAGATTGCTCAATCTGTGCATATAGTCTAGCAGCTTCTGCAGTAGGATCTGCTGGTGGTTGACTTGCAGCTTCTGCAATTTGTTGCTCAACTTCTGGCGTAATCTCATTGATAAACGCTGTTGTATCCTTGAAGCCAGCCATCTCAATCATGCGGCCAAGTGTCTTACGGTACTGAGTCACAGTAACTAGCGGATTGTTAGCGCCATACTTACCAATGATCTCTTCTTGTTTTGCAAGAATCATCTGTAGCATGGCAATCTGTTCTTGACGGTTACCGTTACCCAAGCCTACGTTAATTGTTACGTCATATTGATTAGACCACTCACGAGGATCGTAGTTTACCCATTGGCCACGCATTCGCACAGTACGCGGTTGATTTTGGTACTTGCATAGTAACTGTAGGATTCCCTTAAATAAGCTCTTCACGCCAGTTTCTGCAAAGATACGAGCCATTAGCTCAAGCTTTCCTGCTGATTGTGTAGTCATTGCTGCAACAGCAGTCGCAGATACGTTCTGAAGTACGTTAGGATCTAGTCCTTGCTGCATATCAGACACGCCTGTACGCTTGGCCATAGATGCATCTAAGTATTCCATCATAGGGAATGACTGACCAGCAGTAGATTGTACGGTTAATGGTACGATTGCGTTAGGGTTCTTCATGCGAACCACGCCACCTGCTGTAGATGTCAATAAATCATCAAGATTTACCTGACCTTCGACTGCACCAACACGATAATTGTTAGTTAAGTACAGATTGTCTAGCATCTGGCGTAGAATTGTTGATTTTTCAATCTGAATGTCCATCGTTCTGTCGGCCAATGACTGACCAAAGAATAGATGTGGGATAGGAATAGGGCAAAGTGAATGGAAAGGCACATAATCGCACTCTTCATTCGATAAGATTTCGTTGCCAGCAAACATAACCTTACGCATCTCTGGAATACCGTCACCATCTGTGTCAATCTTGATGTAGCACTCGAAAACTTCTACGTCATTAGTGATTGCATAGTCAGGCAACTCATCACGATCATAACGTGCCAAGCGTTCTGGGCTGTATTCTAGGCGGTCACCAGCAGGAATGCGCTCAACAACCTCTTTGCTAAAGCCCATTGCTACCAAGTCACCACGATCAACCATCCTGCGATGTGCTACGAACGGTGAGTCAGCAATAGTTCTAGCATCTTTAGAGATTAGGAACTCTTCTGGTGGTACATTCTCAATAACAACTCGGCTGTTATCATCTGTACGTTGGATTGTAATGTTATGTGTGCTGTACGCAAGGCCATCCATGCCAATAGTCGTATCTGTTTGTTGTGCAACAACTTCAAACTTGCCATCCATCAATAGCATGGTTAGTTCGTCATCTGTCAAGCCTTTGTATTTCTCTTTGGTTATGTCTTTCTTTTCGCTCCAGTAAGCCTTAACAATACCTACCTTTTGGAGCAACGCATCCTTGAACCAGTTATGCAGGATCAAGAAGCCATCGTTGTCTTTATAGAACACCCAGTTAGCCATGTCTGAAGCTTGTTCAGCCAATGGTTCATCACCATCACGGACTGGCTCAAACTGCACAGCATCTTCGTTAGATGTAAATACACGGATCAGTTGTGGCAAAGCGCCATCAATTGCCTCAGCTACCTCGCCAGTTACGACTGCAGATCTACCTTCAACCTCATTGCCGTATGGCTTACGAAGGTAATACTCCATTGCCTCAGCACGTTGAGCAACCGTTTCGGTTTCAAGATAGCCAATGGCATTATCAATCTCAAGCTGACATCTATTTAAAATTTCTTCTTCTGAAAGTTTAGCCATTACACCACCCATTTATTATTTACATTAATTGGTTTACCCCAATCGGAGTCAACCTCATTCAATCCAATTGCTAAGTACCTAAAGCTGTCAGCATAGTGTGAAGCCCAGTCATGCAATGGCGTATCAAAGAATACGTTACGCTTCTCATCAAACACTCTGCGATAGTTTCGTAGTGCAGACAAGCCTTGCTTTGTGCCTTCAGCATCGAACCAGCATCGAGGCAATAAACGTCTTACTGCCTGAATGCCGTCAGCAACTGACAGGCTTGGTGCTATTGTAACATCTAGCCCTGCCTCCATCAGCACCTCTTGTCGACTCTTGCCGCTACTCATCTCTCTCACACGAACGTCATGCGGAAGGATCTGCTGCCCCTTGTCGTAGCCACGTTCACGCAGCCAGCTAACATAGTAATCTAAGCCAACGCCATGATTCTCAGTAGCATCAATTAATTGTACTTCTTTACCGACAATTTGTGCTACCCAGATACAAGTTGAGTCGCTAACACCCAAATCCCAAGAGCAAACAATGCGAGCAAGGTTGTCTTTAGGAATAGTTGTAACTCTGTTCTGTTCATCCGCTTCATTTAGTAGCTGGCCGTAATATGCGCCCTCTACTGGTGCATCGAAGGAGCATTCAAATTCTTGTCTGTATTTATCCTCGCCCATCTCGGCTTTAGCTGCAGCCAACTCTTGATCGTCTAGGATACCTGTTTCACTTGCCTTAAACTCTAAGAACTGCCAACCGTCTGTCTTCTGCGCTCGTTCTTTAAAGTCTGCAAAGTGGTTGTTGCCCTTTGGCGTACCAATGAATAAACACCAGCCCTTGCGATCAGCTAAGGCAGGTCGGATAATCTCGTTCCATATCTTAGGATTCTGGTCACCAATCTCATCTAGCACTACGCCATCAAAGTATTGACCACGAAGAGAATCGCCATTCTCAGAACCGTATAAGCTAATACGTCTACCTAAGAAGTCCACTCGTAACTCGGCAATGTTTACCTTTGCACCTAGCGGCCTTGTGTACTCAACCAGATAGTCGAATGCAACTCGCTTGGCCTGTGCATACGTTGGCGCAATATATGCGTAACGTGGATCTTTCTGTTCGTTATTTAGTGCAGCGTTAATAAGATGTAGGATAGCTGATACAGTCTTACCCATACGCCTATGTGCAACAACGACAGTAAAACGATTCCTGTTTACTGCGTGATGTATATCAAGTTGAGGCGGTCTAGGTCTATAACCTAGATCTGGTGGGTTTGCTGCATCTACCTCTTCGTACTCTAAAACTTCATCAGTCATTAGGTACGCCTGTAATTACTTTCATAATCATTGGAGATTCTGCATTGCCAGTCATCTCAACTGACTGTAGATCTGGCACAGACTTCTTGAGTAATATCTCAATAGCCTTCATCTGTTGTGATGTTAGCTCTAGCCCTTCCAATGCACATTGTTGAAGCTTATCAATCAATAGTGCTGCATTTATTTTGTCACGAATCAGTTGTTGATGTCGTGGATTAAGTTTTGCTGTGATACTCATTTTCGTTCACTCCCATATGGGTTGGTGATCCTTTGTTTAGGTTATTTCATTAAGCTCATTCTTGTGTAATACAAGTCTTCATCGCTAGGGTTAATTTGATAAGTTGGCGGAAGTTTAATGTTTACGTTCTTTGCGTTTTCTGATCCTACGAATGCATTACCAAATCTACTTGGCAAAGATTTTGCACCAATGATAGGACTAAATCCAATCTCAGGCATAACAAAAGTTTCTTTAGCTACCAACGCAGCTTTCTGCATAGGTGTCATATTGTTGTATCTGTCAGTATAGCCAACTTGCTTAGGCATACCTTGAATCATATCACCAGCAAAGTCATACTTGTCAGTAACAATAACATTGCCGTTCTTGTCTGTGCTATATCTAAATTGGCCTAATGTATTTCTTACGCCACCAGATGGCAATACGTTCCAGTCTGACTTACCTTGACCAGCATTGTAATAATCATCGTAACCAACAGCACCAGAGCCAGCATTAAATGACTTAATAGCTTCTGGCGTTGGAAAGTATTTTTTATACTCCATTGCTTGCTGATCATTTAATTTGTTATCACTTTTAAGATCCAACAGGCTTCTCTTGTAAGTTCTTGATGCAAGAATAGCATCGGCAACTCTTTTGCGTTCTGCAGCATCTAAAGTCTTTTCTGTAATATCAGACTTATCTCCGCTCGCAGCTTGCAATAAAGTTCTAACTTGCAACGGCAGTAAATTTAGTAGTCCATCCATATATTTACCAATGATGAATTGCGTTTAAAATTAAAGTTACGTTAGCTAGTACAGCCAATGCTATTACGAACCAATGATCGTTCATTCAAATTATACTAACTCCGTTACTGCTACTGTTGAAGCTGAAGTACCAGCATCTTTAATGTATGCCATTTTATGACCAGCAGTTACTTTAAAAACTGTTGCGGTATTGGTTGGAATCATCGTTGATGATGTAGTGGTAGCTGTTGGGTTAGCACCAAATGCAATGTGACAATGACCTAATGAGCATGATACACGCACTAGCGTTGTATTAATCCCAAAGGCTGCTGATTGTGCAGATGTGTTTCCTACTGTAAATACTTGTGCAGTTGATGGTGTGTACGCATCAACAATATTACCGCCATCATCTCTAGCTACTGTACTCATAATTATTTACCCTTCTTAGGTTTAGATTTACCTGCTTTGCTTAGTGCAATTGCAATTGCTTGTTTTTGTGGTTTACCTGCAGCCATCTCTGTTTTGATGTTCTTGCTGATAACCTTCTGGCTTTTACCTGATTTTAATGGCATATTATTTGCCCTTCTTTTCAAGCTTATTTATTACTTTGTCGATCTTTTGATCTGTAGTCATAGGTTGCTTAGGTGCTTTGTTGTAACGCATCTTGCCACCAGACCATAGGCCATCCATCTTTTCTGCAATCTTATTTAAATCACGCATCTTCTGACTCCATCTCATCTTCTGGTTGTTCGTATTCTTTCTCTTCCCACACACTACATACACGAGAGTTATGGCAGATAAAGTCTAGCTTATGACAATAGCCACGCTGTGCTTGGCCGTCATATAGATCGTACTTGTTCAATGGAATAGCTTCCATCGCTTCAAGCATATCTGGTGTGTTCTCGTAGTATTCGCAATTGCCGCAACGTCTGCGTTCTGCTTGTGCTGGTGTGATGCGCCACATATCAGCCATCTTTTTCCAGTAGGCTGTGTTAGGCAATGATGGGTTTTGTGGTGCTAATGCGAAGTTCTTGATTGCATTCTCTGTATTCTTTGCAATCTCTTTAGCAGATGGGATTGTGGTTTTAGTGTCTAGTAAGCCTTTAATCATATATCTGCCTTAAATAAATGGTGGATAGTCTAGGTAACGATCCTAGCCAGCCGAAGCAACTGTTTTACAGACAGCCCTACGTCCTTAGTAGAATACCTATCCATAGGAGATTTTCATGGGCAAGCCATCTCGGAGCTTGGATGTATCTAGTATTCATCATAACGTAGGTGATCATCTCTCGTTATCCCACGATTGCCGCTTCGGATCAGGAAGCAAGCAATATTACTTGTTATTGGCATCGCTTAACTACGGGCGAAGTGCAAATATTTAAATAATGATTCTCAGTCATTATCCAATAACAAAATATTCAAAAAGTGATAGGTTTCATCGCGCTTGGTCGCATCCACCTATCGAAGTCCAAGAACACTCGGAGGAGAGTACCATTTCTGGTAAACCGAATATAGCACAGTTATTTCTTTTTATGCAACAACCTGTTGATATACCACAATGCCTTCTCCAAATCCTCGTGTCCGTTCTTTTCTTTCCAACGCCATAGGTACTTAATAGCGTTAGCTGTACAGACAGCTTCTATGCCTGTTAAGTTCACAGTTGCAGCCTCTAGCGCATCAATGCACTCAACACTACCTTGCTTGTAATGATTAGGGTTGATGTTATCTTTAGGTACAGGCAAGCCAGCTTCTGCAAGTGCTGCATCTGTGCGTTTAAAGAATGCCTCCCATAATTGCTCTTCTTCTTCGTTCCACACCTGATCAGTTGTGATTGGTTTCATGTAACACCTCTAAAATATAATCAATATCTACTTGCTTACCTCTTGATGCTAGGACTGGCATAGTATGAAGTCCTTTTGTTTTACTACAGTAAAATAATCTTGTATGCACTTTCTTGCCATCAACTAAGATTGTCACTTCTTTTACGTTCTTGTAATCATCCATTCAATAGATCCAGTTGTTTGTTTAGCAACTCTACTTCACTCATGCCAATAGTTCGCTCAAAAGATTTAATCCCAGCATGAATTGCAACACCAGAATCACCAAGACGATGATGAATGGGGCATAACCCAATAGCCTTAGACCAATGCGCTTTTCTTCCTGCACCTGTGCCAGTTCTAATATGGTGAATCTCGCAAGGAGAAAAACCGTAACCAATAACATGACAAGCAATACAACCATGCTGACTAATTCGATCATAGTGATCTTTCTCCTCTTTAGATTTGTATTTTGACTTAGCCATTGCTAGTCATACCCTTCCCTTATCTCTATTATAATTTCTTCAAGATTATCTACTTGTTGATCAAGCTCTCTGATCTTGTTGTCTAGCATCATAATATGCTTTGCCATCAACTCAATTCTATTATCCACAGCACGTTTCTTGTAGATGCTGCAGAAGTGTCGTTTAATCTGTGACTCTGTAACCTCAAAAGTCTCTGCTAGTTGCTTAACGCTATAGCCAAACATTGAAGTATCATAAACAGCTTGCTCTTTATTTGTTAGCTTGATTGCCATGTAATATCCTGTTGATCTCTGCTCTGCTCTCGGCTACCGTTCTTACTTTAATCTTCTTTATCGTTCCATCAGCATTAATTTTACCACGAAAAGAATGTACGCCATTAGTAGCTTTAAATCTTCCAGTAAATCCTGCTGCAGCTAAGTTCTTAATAAACTCGTTTACCGACATTCTTGCGCCTCCACATTGCAGTCTTACTTGGTCTATGTCGTAATCCAATGGCAAGCAACAGACCTGTCGCTACGCCTAGCGCATAGGATGGTGAGTAGCACAGCAGGTAGTCCTTAACTGTTATCAGCATTATACAATTCCCTTGTATGTTTTATGGAACTTCAGCCTAGTCAATGACGTTTTATCAATGTTGTAATCAATTGATATTACTTTGTTTGGAACGCCAGCAGCCATCTTTGCTCTCATCTCTCTTACCTGAGCTGGTGTAAACTTGCAAAGGCCGTGTAGCTTTAGTGTTGGCACTTCATCAATCATTTAAACTCCTCCACAATCTCTTTATATCCTTTTCCAGTTGGATGTATTCCATCTCTTGATATATGCATGATAGGAATCACATGGTCACCGTAATCATCTGCAACCTCTAGCACCATCCTACGCACATCGTTAATGTCTACACCACCAGCAGGTAGGTTGCCTTCAGGTAGCACCCAGTAAACTCTGTCAGCCTTGACCTCGCTCCTAATCTTTACCAGCTCTTGCTTAGTCTTCACCCACTTGTGATCATTGCTGCCCAAGCTGATTAATACGCTTGCAGCCTTCAATGGTTCATACTGCCACTTACGATTCCATTGCTGTGAGTTAATGCCACCTTTAGCAAGTGTTCGACACTCTGGCTTGTACATAGCAGCACCTAATGCAATGCTGTCACCAATAATTAAGCAATCAATCATGTGTTCTTTTCCTTTAATGTTTTCCACTCTGACCATTCGTACTTATACGTGTTAAACAAACCAAAAAACCACGTGCCTGTTTTAATACGTTCTAGTTCTCGGTAATGATATTCAGGGTTGCTCCTAGTTGTATAGTGAACCATACGGCTATACTCATTTTCAGGTAACGTTATTTTAGGAACTATCATGTGTTCTTTTCCTTTAATGATTCGTCTTTAGTATCCAACATCTTCTCCTGCTGCACAAAGTGCTAAAGCAACACATAAAAATGTAAGCAATCCGTATCCACCAAAGAAATAAATTGATGCTATAAATATGCTTAATATTATCAACCCAATTACCCATATCTCTATTACTTCGTCTTTATTCATAGTAACGCTTCTCCGAATTTATCTAGCATCTCTTCAAACGTCAGCTTAGGCTCAACAACCTCAACTGTACCCTCTGCAGGATAGTCGAAGTATCTAACAGGTTGTCCTTCATCGTCTAGCAGTACCCACATTACCAGCTCCATCCTAAGTTACTTGCCCACGCTTGTATCTTCTCTTGATACTCGCCCATATCCTTAACCGATAGTTTAGTCGTACTCTGGACTTTTGTCACCTTTTCTCTGCCAATATTCTTTTCAATCAGCAAGAACTTATATCCCATCAGGTCGTGCATCTCTTCTGCCGTATAGCCTAGATAATTACCTACGCTGCTATATAGCTCCCATAGCCTTGCATTCTGCTCTACGCTACGATCACTATTGCGCTCTTTAATCAACACTTGCCAATTGCCCTCTACCTCTACTAAATCATTTAGCTTTGCTACTAATACTGGTAGGTTGCTCTTTGTTATGTTGAATGGCTTGTGCTTTTGCATCTTCTATCTTCTCCGATTTATATAACCATTTATTACCATTCCACAGCTCATATATAACTTTTTCGCATATCATTGATTTGCTTATATAAAATATAGAATGGGTTGCAACACTTTTAAGGTGATACTTGTCTACTTGTTGCCACTTCAATCATCCACCTCTAATTGAAATTTTCCTAAGTATTTATAATAGCTATCTTCTAACACTCCACTTGGCAATCCTATATCTAAAAATACATCGCTATCTTCTTTGTTTAACCAGACAGACAAATACTGTGGCTCTTTAGGCTGTGGTTTAATGCGGAACTCAACATCATCTCTATGCCACATAGGTCTACCATCTCCTACATCCATCCATTCAAATTCTGTAGCGTATGCTTTCCATTGAACCTCTATGCCATCAGCCCATGCTTTTATTTCTTTATGCCATTTATGCTGTACCATGCTCTTCTCCTACTTATAAATCATGCTTTTAATTGCATTGTTAAAATCTTTTATTCGTTCTTTGTCAATCTGATCATTTAACCACTTAACTCCACCTAGCTCTTTATACTTAGCCAAGCGATCTGGCCGTAATCGTAATGATGTAGTCACGCATCTCATCTCAACTGGGTATGGCTTGCGCCCTTTTTTATTCATCGTTGCTTCCTAGTAAGTTAATTGGTTGTGTTTCATGTAACCTTGCACCACCAAAGTCTGCTTGATCTAGTACCTGACCTCTTACTGGAGGCAAGTATGCTGGTGGGTTAGGGTAAAGATTGTTTGGCTGCACAACAATTACTATTGGCTGCCTTGCGTATGCATTTAGTATATCGCTGATAGCTCTGTTTTCTGCCATACAGTTACCAGATACAAATAATAATACGAGCAGCCATTTCATAATTAATCCTTAATGTTAATCATTGGTGTTGCATTGCCCATCATGTATGTAGGTAACTTACCATCCCACTTACCAATTGCTTGCAACTGAACATAATCCTTACCACCTTGATTTTGAATTGCTTGCGCTTGAATGCGGATAGATTCAGCCTCACCTTTAGCCTTAGCAATATTCTGCTCTGCCTCAACTTGAATACGACTCAGATCTTGCTCTGCCTTTAATTTCTGTTGAGTTGCAATTACTTTTTGCTCAATAGCAGCTTGGTATTGTGCAGAAAATCCAAAGTTTACAAGTGAGATCTCAGATACTATCAATCCATACTTAGAAACCTTAGCTTGAAGTGCCTCATTAATTGCATGAGATACCTCATCACGTTTTGTGATCAACTCTTCTGAATTGTAATGTGCAGTAATAGCTTTAAAAGACTCGTTTACTGCTGGCAATAAAATCTTGTCTTCTAACTCTAATCCAAATTCTTTGTAAACGTGAGCGATTTTGTTACCATCTAATCTATAGTTGACAACAATATCCGTGTGAACAATTTGTAAGTCTTTAGTACCAGCGTTTGCGTTTTTTAATTCAGCTTTAGCAACACGAACGCTTACGTCATGCACATCTGAAATTGGATTAACAAAATGAAGACCTTCGTTAAGTGTTTTCATATTAACTTCACCCATTGTTACCTGCACACCTTGATGTCCAGCAGAAATAATTGTGAATGAACTTAATACAAAAGATAATACAAACACAGCTAGAACAGTAAGCGCTGCATTTCTTACATTAGTAATTGCATCAATAAAAAATAAGAATGCAAATACCAAAATAGTCGTGCCAGTTAAACCTAAAATTACCATCATTTCTCTTCTCCTAGTTAATGATCTAAATGATCATGCAATACATTATATCACTAATCCGTTATGTGCAATGCTTCTTTTGCAAATCTTAATGAAATATCTGGGTACATCTCTGGTGTCTTCATGATGTCCTTAGCCCATGCCTTGTGATCACGCTTAGGCTTCATCTTGGCCAGCTCACGGTTAAGTCGTTCCTGATTCTCTTTGATCTGCTCTGGCGTGTGTACAGGTTTCGGTAACGCTGAAGTAATTACACGAGCCTCTTGTGCCTTGCATAGATCAATGATGTCTACAGGCAATGGCATATACTTGTTATTGTCTACCCACTTGTCGAATGCCTTGCTTACCATGTCTACATCAAAGCGTTTAAGCTTGCCGTACCAGATACGCAATAGTTCCTGATCAAGATCACGTTTACCATACAGGACAGTCAATGCTGTCATCATGGCCTTAAATTGTTTTTTATCATGTTCAATCATTACTCTTCTCCAAAAAATATGCTACGTCACTAGGAATGTCAGAATATCTAGCAAAGGTTACCTTGTCCTGTCTACCTGCCCTCTGGTAAATCTCGTAGTGTCCTTTGCCTATCTTACATCCATTCTCTTTTAATTTAAACTTAATCCATTCGTGCAGCTTCTTGCGATCAGCAACGCACCAATTGTATGCCCTCTCAAACACAATGTAATCAGCATCTCCCTTGATCCATCCCTTCTTGCCATTAACATTAGTTCCCTCAATCCAGAATGAATCGTTTTGGTGATGCTCGAACTTAGGATCAATTCTCTTTGATGTCTTAACGTCAAACGTATAACGCTTACCGTTAAATATACCCATCACATCCCAATGCTCATACATATCCTGCTCTTTGGTAGCCCATACAACGTCAGTAAGATACTGTTCAGCAAATCGCTTTTCTGCACTTCTACCTCGTTCCATGCACTCAGCGAACCTGTTCAAAATGGAACTCCTTCAACTGGCTCTTCATCCTTCCATCTGCCTTGATTCAAGTAAGTAGCTGGGTTAGGTATATATCCACGCTTCCATTGATCACTATCCTGCTGCCAAGATAATGCGTACATTACGTCATCAAGTCTAGGTTTAGCTTTAGTCCATGATTTGTATGCTGCATCCTTACCTGTCTTTTTTGGATACGCAGTCCAGAAGATTGTAAAATCTTCGGTGTATATGTTTTTATCCTGACCTAAACTAGCCTTACCTATACTAACCTGTGCTTCCACTTTGGATACATCTTGGATACATACAGTATCCATTGTATATACGTTATTGTTTTTTAAAGATAATTGTTCTTTATGCTCAACGTAAACAGTAGGTTTGTACCTATCTTTTTGTATTAAGTTGTGTATCTTCCAATGCTTAATTACGCACACGCCAGTTTCAAAAGGAATGATAAAGTTTTTAGATAGCAATATCTTTAGATCATCATCAGCACATCCAAGCATACGCTGGATCTTTTTAGCGTTATTAATGAATCCATCATCATCAGCTCTCATAGATAAATGAAAGTACAGCGCCTGTGTTGATAACGGCATATCTAAAAATGCATCGCTATCAATAATAGTCTTTGCAAACATTCTACGTTCAGCCATATTTTTACTCCAAAAAAAAGGGCTGCTAGATAGGTGGGTCAAGCACCTAAATAACAACCCTGATACCAGAGGCATCATTAATTTTGACTTCTTGACCAAGCCATTAATCATGCCACTTGATCTATAATATACGCTTACGTTTCTTTGATGTCAATACCGTGTACTTGCTTCATTAGCCTATACTTAATCTTATACACATCTAGTCGCATACCTTTACAGTCTTCTACAATCTCTTTGCCGTTTACTGTGTCTATATATACAAAGTCTGCTACATATTTAATAGCACGTTCGGTCTTACCATTGATCACCAGCTTAGGTATCAGCTCATACGGAACTTGCAGCCTGAGATCCTTAATTAACCCACCTTTTTCGTACAGTTTTAGCTGGCCATAACGCACAGATTCTTTGCGACTATGAAAAATAATTCCATCAATTTCAGTCTTTTTTGCATTATATTTGTTACCTATCTTTTTGTTTTTAAACATATTTACCTGCTTTTTAAAAAAATATTAAAAATAATGGAAATAATTATGCATTTATATATTGCAATACGTTTTTATATCTGTATAATCATATCTAACGCAACACATATTAACACAGGAGAACGAGATGGCATACGCAGATTTAACACCAGCAGAACAACAAACAATTAAAGCTTACTGGGATTTGCATAGAGCATTAGGTGCTTTGTTAAGAAAAGAAGAGTTGTGGGGATTAGATGCCGATGAAAGAAATGAACTTGAAGATATGATTCAACAGATGAAGGATAAATATTATGAATAACATTGACTGGGCAAAAGTAGCAGAACTACTTAAACAACTTAACGAAGAACTTAAAGAAGATAACGACAAAGCGGAGGAAAAATAATGGAAAACTTATTGATCTTCATGGGTGGATTAATTATTTTTATTGTGCTGTTACTTGTAGGCGAATTGCTTGCAAAATTTTTTGATTGGAAATAATATGTGCGAACAACAATTTCAAGCAGAAGTAATGGATCAACTTAAAGAGCTTGACTACGATGCAATGTATGACAAATATAAAGATCGTTTTGTTGAGTACATATATGATCACTATCCAATTGGCAATGGAACGATGCTGATTAATAAGATGGAAGATCCAGACAGCTTTGAAGATTTTGTGGATTGTAGATTGACAGAGCAAGAATTAATTTATATAGGAGAAGAGTAAATGAGTAACTTTAAAGAACTAAGCAAGATTAATGTTAATGCACACACAGAAAAGAAAAACAATTTAACGTATTTATCGTGGGCATGGGCAGTAGACCAACTCTTGCAGAATGATCCAGCAGCTACATGGTCATACGGTGATCCAGTTAAGTTTGGTGAAACTGTGATGGTATTCTGTACGGTAACAGCGTTTGGCAAGTCTATGACATCACAGCTCCCAGTTATTGACTTCCGTAACAAAGCAATTCCTAATCCAGATGCAATGGCAGTCAACACAGCAATGCAACGCTGTCTAGCTAAAGCAATTGCACTACACGGCATTGGCCTGTACATCTATGCTGGTGAAGATATTCCACAAGAAGATAAGGTTAAAGAAGAAAAAGTTAAAGCTCCCAAAGGAATAACTCCTACTGCTGGGGCTGGTAATAATTTAAATGAAGAAATTACACAGTATATAAATGATCAAGCAATGGAAATTATTGCAGATATTGATATGGGAAATGTTGAAGCTGCAAACGATAGATTGCAGGAAGTATCAAAAGACGATACTGGTGAAATAAATAATGATTACAAAGTTTATGCTTGGTCATTATTACCATCTTATGTTCGCACAGCTATTACAAAACACATTAACTCATTGAAAGGATAATCATGTTTGAACGATTAATTGATTTTAGAAATATACCTCCGCCACCAGTTGAGGCGGTTGCAAAACGCAACCAGATTATTGAAGAGTTAAAGAAGCAATTGGGGCATAAATACCTCTTGTCAAAACCAGTACCTCGTGTACAATAATGTTTCAATATGGAGAACTAAATGAACAACTTATCAGCAACAGGTAATATCGGTAGTGATGCAGAAGTACGTCACACGGCAAGCGGTGCAGTAATTACATCATGGTCATTCGCATTGTCATCAGGATACGGTGATAAACGTAAGACTACATGGCTACGCTGCAACCTATTTGGAGATCGTGGTGAGAAGTTAGCGCCAATGCTTTTAAAAGGCACACAAGTGGCCGTAAACGGTGAGATTTCTTTAAATGAATATGTCGCTAAGGATGGCACAAATAAATCGTCTATCGAGCTTAATGTGAGTAACGTAACATTGCTTGGTAAAAAAGATGCAGCGCTTACTACAAAAGTAGCACAAATTGCAGAAGAAATTGAAAGTGATATTCCTTTTTGATGCCAATAGACTGCTAGTATAGAGATAAGCATCAAGGCCGAAAGCGTTACGGGGGTAGTCGTGAGTAGGCCACCTTTTATGGGGGAAAGCAATTTGTTTGGTAGCCCAGACCTCAATATCTTGTGATTATTTTATTGAACCTGTGAGTACCCCACCACTTACGAGAGCATTATGGATAACAGCAGAGCAAAACAGATCTACCAGTCAGATCAAAAAAAGCAGTTGATATATGATGTACTGACTAAACATGAAAAACTAACGTCTGCAGAATTAGTTAGGGTTACTGGCCTTGATAAGTTTCATAGCATCAACACAGCAAAGAAAATGATTGAGGATGGTGTGCTATCTGAAACAAAAGTATTCTGTGATGAAACTAAGAGATGGTCTTTAAAGTTTGCATTGACTGGTAAAGAGTTTAAGGCAAAGACATACGAAGAGTCGCTTGCATTCTTAAAAGAATCTGTTTCTTACCAGCATAAAAAGATTGCAAAAGGTAAGTTTGATGATTTGATTGCAGCTAATCCTAACTTGCGTAAGTTTCATGGAAAGACATCGCTGCTAGAAACAAAGGATAAAGAATATTTTAAGTCTGGACTAAAGACTAAGGTAAATAGGGGCATAGCATCCACATGGGGAATGTTTGATGCTGCAACAGGATTTGATTAGGAGGCAATATGGCAACGTACAATGACGTAACTGGGGATGCTTTAGTATCACGAACTCTTACAGAAGAGGGTGCTAAATCGTTTGATCGTATCTTTGGGGAAAAGAAAAAGAAAACTAACGGAGGCTGGACTCCACCGCCATTACCACTTAACGAGTATCCTGATCAGGACTGGCCTGAAGAAAGAATTGATCGTATAGGTGCTAACGGTGATGGATTTCCAGACAAGTCACATTACGAATGATTACTTATTCATAACGTACATAGTTACTTCAAAGCCGAAACGCATTTCTGTTGCTGATGGTTTTGTCCACATAATAAGCTCCTTAGTTTAAAAAATAGCTGAGATCTCAACTATTAGTTTACAGTTTGAACCTATTTTAAACAGTACGCATCAAGATAATCATTAATTAATTCTATTTGTTTTTATTATAATCAATGTATGGAATTGAAGCTAATGGCAATCCTGCTCCAGCAGAAAACATTTGATTTCCAAATTTCTTAAATAATTCTTTTCTTTGTTCTGGACTAGAGTATTCATAAACATCTGATATTCCATATTTTGATAAAATATCTCTTGTAGATTGTGAAGTTTCTTTAGGAATAATTGCACCTTTAAATTCACTTAAAGGAACTGCACGTTGAGGTTTAACTTCAAAATACTCAGTTGGCATTTTTCTTAACATATCTCCAACTTTTGCTGCTTTATTTTTGATATTTTTAGGTATTAATGCATCGTATTCTTTATTAAATTCATTATTAGGATTATATTTTTTAGTATACATATCTTCTAATAATGCATCAGCAGTTTGCCTTGAATAATATGATCCACTTTTTTTATCAATTATTTCAGTTAATTTATCTGATAAATAATCATGTTCTGCATTCATAGAATCTTTAACTTTATTAAATTTCTCTGAATCAACGATTAAATCTCTTGCATTTTTTACGTCACTAAATGATTTTAATTTAGGAGCAACTTTTGCACGAGTTTGACCTAATCCATAATTAAAACCTTCTTCTCCAGCGCCACCTTTAAGTTGCTTAACAAAATTTTCCATTGTTGCAGGAATATATTTTTGTCTACCTTGATTGTCAGTTCCAGCATAAATAACATCTTTAAATTGACCTGTAGAACTTAACTCATTTAATTTATTTGTACGCCATGCATTAAAATTATTTTGAAATTGTGGATTTAATTGCTCTAAATTGTGAAATTTATCTCTAGATGCATATAAAAAATTATAGTAACTATCAAACTGTTCTGGATTTGGCAATTGTCCTATATCAGACAAATATTTAATCTTTGCAGTTGACATATCTAAATTACCTCTTAAATTTTTAGATAATTCTGCAACATCTAATTTTGGATTTATTTCATTAGCAAATTTTCCATATGGAGCTAAAAATTGTTGATTAATTAAATTTTCACCTTCTCTTGTAGATTTAGTTTCAATCTTTGGAAATCTTTTAGTATAAGCATCAAAAGACCATACAGGATTTTTAGCAGATGGAATTGCCATCTCTTTAGATCCAATTAAATCAATCTCACCAAAATTAGATAATGGATTTGATGTTTTTGATATAGCAATACTAGGAACTGCTAGTTGCCCACCAAACTCATTAACATTAGCCAATCCTGTTTCTGGAATATTATGATGTACAATTAGTTCTTCACCTGATTTAACTGAAGGTACAAATTCAGACATTCCTTTTAAAATTTTTGTCATTCCAATAGGAGCAATACCAAGAGCAGCATCAATAGCCTCTTGCTGTGTCATAGGTTTAACAGGTTGAGGCGTATTAATTTCAGTCCATCTATTTTGTATAGCTTCACCAAGTTTATTAGGCACAGTTGGTACTGGCGATGTAGCACCATATGGATTTGTTGGTTGCATCCTTAAAATGTCTAATATACTTGGCATAAATTACCTCTAATAATTAAGCTATTGCTGTAAACCTTTTCGGTTCGTCAAATAAGTTATTTCTAGCACCCCTAAACCAAGTGCCACAATCGTTGCAAGAAAAGCGTTGATACTTGTTAGCTTGTGTATATGCCCAGCCCCTACGTTGGTATTTTGTACTTCCGCAGTTTGTGCAGCATACACCGCCCTCATATACGCCATGATTAGGATGGCCTTTAACCCAAGCCTTCAGTTTGTCGTACACCTTCTCAAGCAGCACAACATCTTGCTTGTTGTACTCTTCCATCATCTTCCAAGCTTCGTCATCGTCATTCATGCACTTGATCCATAACTCATGGCCAATGTGTTTGACTTTCTTACCTAGCCCTAAAGATTGTGCAATGTAGTCTAGTTTATTAGATGGAAATCTAAACTGGCTTCTTGCTGTTCTTAATAAATCAATCTGTTTGTATGGTGCTGGCGGTGTCATGTCATGCAGCAAAAACTCTTTGTTTAGAGTAGGGATGTCAAACTTAGTGCCGTTATAGTGAATAACAGCATCCGCTTCCTCTAGCATCTCGTATATGCGCTCAAGCATCCGTTTAGGCTTGCTCTTGTATACGCTATCAAAGTAGATTTTATCTTCTTCGTACCACTTAGCAGCCCAGCATAGCACATAGCCACTATCCATAATCTGATTAATACTTACGTTCTGATTCCATAATCCCCACACATGAACTAGGTTAGGTGCGGTTTCTATGTCCAACAATAAGATTTTCATTTTTCTCTCGTTACGAATTAAAAAGAGCGGCTTCGTCCTTCCTGCGATTGTCTAATCCTTTCAAGACTTTACCACCAGCCTTATTATATTTGAGAAGGCTCTGTATAGCACCAACTTTATCGCCACGCAGAAGCGCCTGACGGACTGTTGATCTTTGAAGACCGCCCAGACCAATGTTATAGCTAAAACTGACCAACCCATCAAGCATACCTTGTGTAAGTTTGATAGGTATAAGTCTGGTAACCCCACGCTCAAATCTTTCGACATCTTTAGCCAATATTGTGTCAACTTCTTCTTTGCTCCATGTTCGGTTATCTTCTGGCTTTAATGGCCACGCTTTACGCCTTGCCATACCTTCAGGTGTTGAAGGTATTTTACCCTGCTCTGGGTACATTAAATGTCCAACACCAATAGTCCATAGTTTAGCAGGACATTGGTATGGTTTGTATCTTACACCCTCGTGATGCTTGAGCATCTCTAAAAGTTTTTTACTTACCTTCACGATGTTTTTCCCATTGACGAGAACCAAAGTAGAAGCCAATGATTGAGCTTACAATTGCCATCTCATCATCGCTAAAACAGTTATTCATAGCAACAGTAAAATCTACGCCAGTATAAATAGCCCAACCTAAACCAACAAGATCAACAGCTACCAATAAACCTACGAATGTAAACGCAATATAAGGTCGCACACGAGCGTTTAAGTCTACGGTAGACTGAGATGCCTTGTCCATCATTTTCATGTCGTGTGCGTACAATGCCTCACGTTCTTGGACATATGTTTGCATCTCTATTTGATCTGTTTTGATCTCTTCAATTTTCTCTTGCGATGCAAATCCTGCTGCAGCCATCTGCATTTCACGTTCTGTCTGCAACTTAGCCATAGCCATTTCATGCTTTTGGTCACCCTTCTGTTGAAAGAACCCTAAGATTGATGGTAGTGCAGATGATCCGATACCTAATAGACCTGATAGTATTGATAACATAATTTTCCTTTTAGTAATATATCACTTTTTTTAATTTAATTACCCAAAGGATTTGTCGTTGCCCTTTGTAGCGCCTTCATTTTTGCTTCGATTCCATCACGAGTAGCCTTGACCTCTTCACGAACACCTCCTAGTGCTGCTTGTGTTTCTCTTGCGTTGCCGTTAGCAATAGCTTTAGCTTCCATTGCCTCACCTTTAGCAGTAGATGCCTTTTCTGATACAGACACCAATTGATTTGATGTAGCAACCATGCCATCCTTAACATTATTTAAAGATGACTCCATGCCAGATATTTGAATCTTTAAACGACTTATTTCGTTTTTAAGTTCGACATCATCATACGGTGCATAGTTATCAGCCAACTCAGAAATCTGGTTGTACTTCAATGCTGCTGCGTAGAGTGTTCCACCTACCGTTGACAATATTGTAAAAATTATCACTACTGCCTTCCATGAGTAACCCATGAAGGAATCCTTGTTGACCTCTAAGCTCATACGGTAGCTCCTGTGTATATTCTAATGCTATCTCTAGCTGTTGTTGTTGAAATGTAATAGGGTTGTTTAGTATCTCTAGTGACATCACCAGACCAAAACCACCAACTAATTCTTTACCCTTTGGTACGTCTATTTTTTGTGGTGCTTCTTGTTTTGATTCTGATTTTGTTTCTACTTTTGTTTCCGTCTTCGTTTCTGTTTTAGTAGCAGTCGGTGATGATGACGTTGTTACCGATGATGATACTTCTTGCTTCGGTGCTGCTGTAGGTGGTGGAGCTTCCGCAGGCGCTTGCATCTCTACAGGTGCAGGCGGTGGAGCTTCCGCTACTGGTGGTGCAGGAGCAACCATTGGATTGACAGGACTTATCGGACTGACAGGACTGCTCACGTTCATTGGATTGCTGGTTGTCATCTGACAACTTCTGCTTATCTCTGCCCACGCTCCAAAAATAGGTTGACCGTATGGATCTGGACATTGTGATTGCCTTTGCTCTGTAATTGAACCTGTGTAGCCTTCACTACAGGCTACTTGTCTTTCTTCAACGCTTGTTTGACAAGTTGGGGGATTTGGCGAACAGTTGTTAGAAGTTGTTGTCCAATCTGTCCATTGATTGTTACTGCACGTTTTAGTACGAGTTTGATTGATTGCACCACTATAATTAGGTTCGCAAGCAAGGCTTTGAAATTCGACAATATCTTGACAAGGCGGTTCAGGTGGCTGGCCACATTCAGGGATACTTGGAAAAATACTACACGCAAGTTGCTGACAAGATTCCATAGTTGTACCTTGAGCCACGCCAAGACTTGAGTACACAGGGATGCCATTTTGCCACTCAGTTGCATAACAATACGCATACGCATTACTCCTTGCTAGGATTAGACAAAGGCAAAGTAAAAGTTTTGCCGTAAAGCTTTTCATACCACTCTGGATGTAATTCAAACCATGCTCTCCTTGCTGCATCGCCTACTGCCCCTCCTATGGGGCAAGGACTACCCGACATCTCCATAGCTTCCCATACAGAATGATCTGCAGAACAGGCAACTGAAACTGCTGCAACCTTTAGACCGCTATCGTGTAAGAATTTTGACCACTTTAATTTGACACAATTTGTGTCCGTAATCATTGTGCCGCCAGCAAAAGAAAACACGCCACCGTTAGCGGCTGCTGACACACCAATACCGCAGACATCTTGTGAGAATGCAGACATAGATGGTGACATAGCGCTCGGAACTGGCTGGCCTTTGTAGTTGATGGTTGTATCTTCTGCAAAAACATCGTGACATACAAAAGAATAAACAATGACATTTAGCAGCAGAAGCCACCATATTAAGTGCTTTTTAATCATTAAACTCTGGCCTTTCATTAATTTGCATTGCTAAACCCATTCCGTTATCCCAGAGGCATACTTCTTTTCCGTCATCTAAAAATATGACAAGCTCATCATCAAAGATAGCTACCTCTTCGATAGTCCTGCCTACCATGCTCTCAAAGTATTCTTGAGCTGTACCTCTAAGTTTGTGAACGGTCATTAGGCATCTCTATTAGAACGCCTTCGTCAATAAGCTCAAGTGTCAACTCATTGTCGGCAAGGCATAGGTCACAGGTATTTTCATCTCCCTCAACATTGATGATGAAGGCCGTATTACATTTATCGCATAAACAAATACGATTAATAAAAGACTGTTTCACAATTTAATATTCCAACCGTGTGCTGCTGCATATAAATAAACTAAAGCTGCCAAACCCATCGAAGCTAGTCCCTTGATGGTAACCTTACCAACCGTTGTAAATTGCTTGTCTAGCCACTCAGAAATAGCTTCCTTGATAGCTTCCTTGTGCAGTTCTTTCTGTTCTTCAGGTGTCATATTACTGCTCCTGCATTATTTGCAAATCTGATTCACTCATTGGCTCTTGACCAATGATTCCATATTGAGTACCTAGTTGAGAAAGGCCAGCAACAAACTTTGCAGATGTCGGTGACAGCTGACGTAACTGACGTAATTTTTTCATTGCATCTGGAGATGTAATAATGTCTGCATATTCTTTTGCATTTACTGCAGCATCTTTTCTTCTTCCCCAGTCACCAATTGCTTTTGTGTACTGCAAAGGTTGACCTAAGTAACCAATTGCTCTAGCTCCGCCAGATGCAATTCCAGTAACAGGAGGGTTTTTAATTAGCTCTTCCATTACTAACTGATTAAATGCAGTATCAGATCCTAGCTTTTGAACTCTTCCAGCAGCTTGTAAAACAGCAGCCAAATCAGTAAGTGCTTGGTATTCTTTTGAATCTAATGCAGCTTGCAATGATTTTCTAGTTTTTGCATCACCAAATAACAAATTATTCCAGTTAGCACCAGCATCAATTTTTACATCCTTAGCGCCTGCACTAACCTTACTTGCTTTTTCCCAATTGTTTTGCAAGTGTGATCGTGTAACTGCTTTCCAAGCATCTGGATTTACAGACTCAATTTGTTTTCTTGCATAACGAATTGTTGCTGGATCTGCATTTTCAAATAGTCTAGATGCAAATTGATTTAAATTGTCTGGTGACATCTTTGTTAATGATAGGCCAGTTTTTCTTTCTCTAAATTCATTTAATGGTGCAGAAAGCTCTTCAAATTTTGCGTTTGCAGCTAAATAGTCTGGATTGTCTTTGCCCATCTGCTCAAGCAATGTGTTCTTTAACCCATTCATCTCTTGCTGAATAGTTGCATCCATGCTTGATCCAGCATCAGAACGCATAAAAGCATCTAAATCAAACTTAGCTCTTTGCAATGCTGGCAGTCTATCTTCTACAGCAGTAATAGTTGTTTTATTACCTTGAGAATCTAGCGCTTCTTTTTCTCTAAATAAGTTTTTTCTTACGCTAAGTAGCGCATCACGCTCCTTGCCTTTTGCAATCTCAAGCATCTTATCAACTTGTGATATTACTGGGCTTGAGTCAACAGGAACTGATCTATCAAAAGCAGCTTTAAATATAGGCTCTGTAGCTTCTTTTCTTTGTTTTATTAAGTTTTGTTCAGCTTCTTGTAATGCTTTTTGACCTTTTAATCCAGCTTCAATAGCTTCACCAGTTGGAGATATTCCAGACAAAAATTCATCAATTGCAGGTTGAACTTGCTCTTGGTATCGCTTTGTATAGAATTTATTTAATTGATCAGAACTTGTTTCAACATTGCCTAAAACTTTTTGCTGTTGTTTTAATGAAGGTAAATTAGTAATTTCTGCTGGAGTTAAATTAATATTAAACTGTTTGGCATTACGCATTAAAGTTTCAATATCTCTAGCATTAGTGCCTTGCGATATATTTGCAATATCTCTTGCCGTAGCTCTTTCTCTTACTGCTTTAGCACCAACTGGAGCAAGCTCACCTAGTCCACCAAAAAATCCTGATAATACTGCAGGGAATGCTTCAATATTACTACCAGTCATTAACTTAGATATACCTTGACGAGCCAAGTTAGATCCAGCAGCAGTTGCTGCAGTTGCTGGGATTGATACCGCAGGACTAAGCGGAGCTGTTGCAATACCAACTCCAATATCTGGAACAGCCTCTAAAATATCTGGCGTAACATAGCCAAGATTAGTAGATGGCCTTTGCATAAAGTTTGGAACTTCTGGGTAATATTTACCATCGTCTGCACGATATGCAATTTTACCATCAATGACTGTATAGCGTGACTCTGGAATCCTACGAGATGCAGCAAAAGATTTAATTGCATCTTGTTGATTTAAAGGAATGCCAGCCTTTAGTGCTGTAATAAAATCAGCTCCCATAGCAGGATTAACTGATAATGGCGGTTGAGAAACTGGAACTCTCATCTGTCTTCCGCCTATCAACTCATCTGTCACAGATGTTGTCGATTGTTTAGGAGCAGATAAAGTTCTTACTCCGCCACCTAAAAGCTCATCTGTAACGCTAGGTAATTTTTTTTCAGCCATATTAATATACCAATCCAAATTCAGTAGCAAGCTGTTGTTTTAGTTGCTGTCTATGAGTTAAATTCTTATTAATATCTAACTTGTTAGCTGCAATAATTTCTCTTTCACGTTTAGCAATTAAACTAGGCATCTCATCAATTTTAATATTTGTAATTGCAAGGCCATTACGTTTTACATAGGCTAAACGAGCTTCAGCAAGCCTTAATGTTTTCATGGTGTTGTTTAATTTTGCTTCAAACTCTGCAGGACTATCGCCATCAAACATTCCAGAGCCTACGTTTGGAACACCAGCCTTGATACGATCAGCCTCTTCACCTTGACCAATTGCTGCACCAGTAATTTCATTAATATATGTATTAAGTTGACGTACAGAATCTTGTCTAAATGCAGCGTAATTTTGAAGATTAGCTTTTTCTTCTGGTTTTGCTGCATTAAATTTGTCTTTTAATCCAACCCAAGCTGATTGGGTTTTATATGGAATAGTTTGATACTCTGGTCTAAAATTCATTTGAATTTGATTTAGTTGAGATAATCGATCACCAGAACTTAATAAAGCCTTATCAACATCTCCTTGAGCTGTTTTGCCAAGTCCAAGAGCTTCTGGTGGTAGCGTAATTCCGCCAGCACCTGCTTTTTTAGTTCGCAAGTTCCATGTGTCAAAATCCATTGGAACTTTTCCAGCAGCTTTTGTATCTGCAGCATATCTGTCGTAATCGATTGTATTGCTAGTAGTAAGCACTTTAGAAATTGGAGCTAATTCAGCAATTGGTTTACCAGTAAATTTATCTAATGGAACTAACTTATCTCCAACATCTTTGTAATCAACACCTTGCGTTTTAACAATAGGCTGCAAGTTTGCCATTGGAGCGCCAGTCTTTTTATTAACAGGAATTAATTTATCACCAGCATCTTTGTAATCAACTTCTACATTAATTTTTGAGGTAATAATGTCTTTTAGAAGATCTGGATTAGCTCTAATTGCATCTGCATACTCAGGATATTGTGTTGCCGCTTTTTCAATAGCAGTTTGTTGGTATCTTGCTAAATCTTGTTTACGCTTCATTTCAGCAATTTGCTGTGATGTCATGTAATCTTTAGTAGCTGTGTCATAAACACCTTGAGCGCCTTGAATGCCAGCTTGTGCAGAACCAGCCAAGATACGGCCTAAACCTAAGTTTTGATTCTTAGGCATCGCAGCATAACCAATCAATGCATTAACTAAGCCAGTACCAATTGAACGCTTGCGTAAGTCTTCAGTTTGTTGTGATCCAAGTAAACCTTCTAAGTAAGAAGGCGGTGTAGTGCCTAAAGCGCTACCAAATAAATCTAATAATCCGTTTGCCATTTTGTTTCCTTACAATAGAGAGATACGTCTTTGTTCACGAGGCTTGACACTTGCTAACAATGCCATAACGTCTGTGCCTTGTGGAGCTTGTCCACGAGATACTCCACCAGATGGTGCTGTAGGCATTTGTGGGCGCTGATTAAACTGATTTGCAATCATTGAAGCACCAGCCAAGTTTTGTACGTTAGCATATGGTTTAAGTTGATCAAATAAAGACTCTTCTGGAATACCCACATCTTTAATAACTTCATTTCCAGCAAAGAATGGTGTTTGCTGTGAAGTTGCGCCAATGTTAGCTACTGGATTGAAGTTAGTGCTACCAATAAGACCTTTGTCAACATATGATTCTGCTCCAGTTAAAACATCATCATAAACGCCAGTATATGGGTTAAATGATTCTACCCCAGTTAATGCATCATCATACAAACCAGTATATGGGTTAAATGATTGAGCTACAGTTGGAACTGCGCCTGTCGTTGCTGCATAATTTGTAGCATAATTAGCGGCCATGTCTGTAGGCAAATAACTTGTTACAGGATTTGAAACATTATAAAAACTAGCTCCAATATCTGCTCCAGTAGGAAGAGTTGAGCTACTACCTAAAGTAACTGGAGTTGCACCTGCTGCAATATTTGGAGCGCCAGATTTAGCTACTTCAGCAGCACCTCCACCCCATGCACCTGCTGGAAGGTTTCCAAACAAACCACCAGTAGCGCCACCAACTGCAGCAGCTTTCAATGGATCACGGCCAGTAAGAAGGCCGCCAAGCGCCCCAATACCAGCCCCTATCAACATCGGTGCGAATTGAAAAGCCATATTAAGCCCCTTTCAACTTGCCAACTAAGTAGCAAGAAGGTTCGATGATTGCACGATAGATGCGGCCTAGTGTGTCACGTTTACCGTGTTTTTGTTTCCAGATGTCTGCAGTACGGTGACGAGCAATGTGTTCAAGTACGTTACGAACTGCTGTACGGATAAAGTTTTGATTCTTAGCGTAAGCAAAGAAAATGATTGGCATGAAGACTGTATGATAACCTTTCTCATATGCTGGATGCAAGTCTTTAGATTGTGCAAGCCAGATTTTTTGACGGAAGCTACCGAAGCCATATACATGGTTCATTGCAGTACATACAATCTTGCCACCACCAGATTGCTCAGTTGTTGTAACAGAGCCTTGTGGAGCGCCATAAACGCTTGACAAGAATGTTTGTAGCTTAGCGTATGGTTTGTTTTGCTCAAAGTTAAAGCGATCAATGTCAGCTTGCAATGCAGTTCTTCCATACTCTTCTTGAGCCTGACCAGTTTGCAATAATTGATTAATGTCGTAGTAATCAGCTTGTGCCAATGTTGGTGCGTTTTGAGCTGCCTGATTCTGCATAGCACGTTCACCAGCGTAATTGGTATACGCAAGTTCTCCATATTTGTTGGCCAATGTGTTAGCAAGTGATGTTGCTGCACGATTTTGCAAGTCTGCAGATACGTTTGAACCGTAACGGCCAGCCATTGATGAAGCGCCTTGAGCCTTAGCAATTGCATCGTTATAAACCTGTGTAGCACCTTGAGATGCGCCAGCTAATGCTTGATTAAAGTATGGATTGTTTTGTAAGTAAGCCCCCTCAATAACATCTTGTTGCTGACGTTGAGCCGCAGGTAGCATTGGATTGCCAGCCATCGCACGATTTTGTGCTGCCCTTAGTGCTTGCTGTGTTTGCTCAGATGGGCCTACATATGTTTGGCCACCATAGTATTCTGGTGAATCTGTTTGGTAAAGCTTTTGAGCTTCTGTAAGGCCATATCTTACATATGGCTTGAGCAATGGATCAATTCCTTGCTGCGTTGTTGAACTACCACTTGATCCACCACCACCGCCTTCAAGTGTCATATGTTTGCCTACTGGCTGAAATGCTTTTTCTGGTAGCATATCTAAATGGTTGTATCTCATAGTGCGTACTCCACAATTATGTATCTATTCTCAAAACCAAGCTTTCTTTTCCAAAGCCTAGCAACTGATTCAAAAGCAGCACCCTGAATTTTTGTGCCACCACTTGCCTTAACCCAGTCCTTAAACTGATTAAATGCGTTTAAGTCTGTCTTACCACCAATGGCCGTTAAGAAGGCCACTCTGTCGTTCGGGTAGTCAATCCACTCAACTGTAAATGCTGTTTGGATCTTATTATCTTCATCAATTAAAACTAATAATACCTGTCTGCCTTCAACTAGCATTACTTTTAACTGATCTAGGTTGTACTCGCCAGCAGAATGCACAATCGCACTTGCCAGCATATTTTCTACTTCACCCCAAGTCTGTTGTATGTGAGTAGATGGAACTATTCTTAAATTTAACATTAACCAACTATGATATACATAAAGTTACAGACATGAGCATTGGAGTCATGGTTAATAACTGCTTGACCTTGAGTTCTTGCGCCAACATAAAGTTTGGCCATCTCAGATGCAGCCTTGTCATCCATTGGAGTAAAAAGAATTGCTGAGTCAGTACCAATACGTTCGTTGTATATGATGGTGCTTGTAGTAGACTCTACAGTTGAAAAGTATCCTGTATTATTTGACTTTCCATCAATCAAATTGTTCACTATCTCAGAGATCTGACGAGCCTCTGCACCAGCAGGATTAAGTTTTCTGTATTGTGAGTTTACGACAGTCATTAACGAGTACCTTGTTGAGTAACTTCAACGTCAATTCCAATTGCATTAGACCATTGAGAGCCAGTAGGAATCAAAGATAAACGATGATATTTTCCGCTACTCCGCAATGATACCCTATTTTCACTTGATGCAGGCATATAACTTCCAAGCTGAGGTGTTTGATCTAAAAGGGTTCTTGATGCAATTGCAACGCTTCCTGATCCATTATCCACAATTGGTCTGGCCAATGTAACTACAGTAGTAGCCTCAGATCCAATGTCACCTGTCTGTAACTGTGCTGTAGCGTTAGCGCCAGTAAAAGTTACAACCTTGTCATCACGAACACCAGCAAACAATAACTTACCGCCAGCCCATAAACCTGAGTCTAGTGATGATTGCAATGTATCTAAAGTACGATCAGCAGACTGAGATGCTGCCAAGTCAACTGCAGTACCAGTTCCGCTACCAATACCTGTAGCAGTAAACCTAACGCCTACTTTGCTTTCAACAGCACCAATAGACATAAAGTCTGTACTTCCTACTGCTGTAATTGTGTATTGTTTACCTATAACAAAAGAACCTGCATTCACGTTATAGATAGAGTCTAAACCTTCTAGCGTAGTGCCAGCAGATGCAGAGTTAGCAATGTAATCTACATCGGTATCACCATAAGACCACTTATCAATTTGCCAGTTGTAAATTAATAGTGAGTTACCACCAAAGATATTAATAAAATTCCACACAACAATCTTGCGAATAGGATCAACAGATGCTGACATCTTTGAAAATAACGCAGGGTTGGCATTGCTATAGAACCAGTTGTCTACCTTCTGTGTTCCAATTGGTCTTAATGTCTGGCCATCGCATGAGTAAAATCCATCTTCACCCAAAAAGTAGGTAATGTTTGCATTCTGCGTAACTGAGTTACCCTCAATACAACCAACGCCACGAGCAATCGTATCAAACTGGAAGAAAAATGGTGATCCGATATAAGTCATGCGAACAATTGCACGATCCAGCAGGATTAATCCAAACTCCCCACCAGTCAAACCATTTATGTTGCCCCCATCGGCCACGATCTGGAAATCGGACTGGCTTGCGCCACCAGAAATCCAGTCAGTAAAGTCATTAATATCGCTCCATTGCAGCTTGTTAGGACTAGTGCCGTTATCTAAATTAGCCGCAACTAAAAAATCACGAACTACCGCAATATATTTAGCAACAGGAGCATTAGGAGAGGCATCTCCAAAGTATGAGCTTGTGCCTAGCGTGTATGATTGAATCTTGTTTTCGTTATTAACAGCTAATACTGAGCTACCAAATTGAATGAAATTCCACTTATCAATAGTTGAGTAACCTTCAGCAATGACTGTGCCTGTTGCACTAGCACTAGTAATATCTGTGTTAGTTTTAGCATAAGTAAATGTAGTAGTTGTAGGTGTACCTGTAATGACATAAGTGCCATCAAAAGTATTATTACTTGCATCTACAGTTACTGTATCGCCTGTACTATATCCATGAGCTAAAGACGTTGTAATTGTCGCTACGTTAGATGTCAATGCTACGTTTGTAATTGTACGAGCCACGCTTTTAGATACGTCATCCAAGCTTAAGTCTGATGAATCAAATCTAAATAACTTAGATGATCCACCAGCAAAAATGGTAGTAGTAGAACTAAAACGACCAGCAAACACATTGTTAAGGTTTTCACCTGCGCTTGCAGAATAATTTGCAGCAGTAGGAATTGGAATAAATCCTATAGAGGCAGGGATCACATTTTTAGCAATAGAAAGATTTTCTACAATACTTGGTTGATCAGGAGTCCATTCTGTAAATGTTACTCTTTGTGTAGCCATTAAAACTCCTTAACGTAATTCAACCCATTGATCAAACCCACTTACACCGCTACCAGATGCCACTATCATGTAAGTTGAATTATTAGGAACAATAACATTACCAGCAGAACGATTGCCACCGCCACTATTTGAATCTGTTGCTATTGTAAAGCTAACGCCATCAATTGTTGCTGTTAAAGTTGCGCTAAAACTAGAACCTTGATCAGATGTAACATTGACAACAATAGGTTTGCCTGTTGTATTTCTATAGGTATTTCTAGCAGTACCAGTTCCACTACCTACTCCAGTTGCAGTAAATACTACGCCAACTGTATTTGAAGATGCGCCAATAGATGTAAAGTTAGTTGTGCCTACAGCTACAATTGTATAAATATTTCCAACAACGAATGATCCAGCAGTTACAACTGTGTCGTTACGAACAGAAATCATATCCTGCCATGTTTGACCTTGACCTAGACCATTTTGTGCAGGAGCAGAGCTTACCCATGTATTTGTTGTAGCAGTTGCATCTGTTCCTGTTCCAGCTACTGAGTTTTTTGTAAATACAGTTCCTACAGCAGATGATGCAGCACCAATAGAAGTCCAGTTAGCGCCTGTACCTGTAGCAGAAATTGTATATTCAGTACCTTCAACTAATGAAGCAATTGCAACTGTAGACAATGTGCTTGATGTTAGGACATTTCCTGCAGATCCAGCAGGAATACCCAATACTGGAGATGTTCCATTGCCTAATGCAAGATTATTTGCTTTTAACACATTAGTACCTGTGCCGCCATGATTAACTGCTACAACACCACTAATATTCCCAGCGACTAAGTATGATGAACTTGTTGTTGTGCCTGTGTCTGTTGTATTTGGATAATCAGTACCTGTTTGAGCGTAAGTAAATGTAGTCGATGTAGGTACGCTTGCAATAGTAAATGTGCCGTTCACGCTTGTATTTGTTACTGCTGCAATAGTCACAATGTCATTGACAACATAATTGTGAGCTACACTTGTTGCAATTGTTACTACGTTTGTAGCACGACCAACAGTTGTGATAGTACGTTGAGCAACAAAGCCTGTACCACCTTGAGCAACAGTAATTGGTGTTGTAAGTCCACTTAACGATGTAATGTCTGAGTTAGCACCTGACTGAGCAGCACTTAGGTTTGTACGAGCGGCAGCAGCAGTTTCACCACCTGTACCGCCAGAAGCAACAGCCAAAGCCTGACCAGTTTCAGAACCAGCTTGCCAGTCCTTTAAGTCAGCCATCAATTCACGAATAGCATTATTAATACCTGATGGAGAGCAACCTTCTGCAATATCAATATTGTTAATGTCTGTGTTATTGGCTGGTGTTGCGCTATAATCACTAATCTTATTTTTTGCCATTTTTTATCCCTGTCTATTCCAAGTATTATTGCTAGGTAATGCTGTATTCCATGTATTACTTGATACCGCTACATCTGACCATGTATTTTGTGATGATAAGGACTCTTCCCAAACATTACTGCTAACAGAAGTATTATCCCAAGTGTTAGGTATTACTAAAACATTGCTCCAATTATCACCTAATTTATTTCCATTAGCTATAACTGTAGCTACGCATGAAACTGATCCGTAACCAGCAAATATTCCACTACCATTAGCATTTACATAAGCATAACAATTTACGCTTGCATCACCAGAATATTCAACGCCACCTAAAGCAGTTACAGTAGCAAATCCGTTAATTGCACCAGATGAAGTTCTAATCCTAATTGCATTAGATACTACTGTTGCGTTACCTGTGATTGAACCTGAGTCAGTTCTAATACGAATTGAGTTAGAAGTAACTGTAGCAGTACCATTTACACTAGCATTACCTGCATAGATAGCTGTAGAACTTGCAGAAACGCTCGCAAACGCATTAATTTGACCGCTTGATGTCCTAACCCTAGTTGCATCAGAAGTAACGCTTGCAGAGCCTGTAATTGATGCTGAATCTAATCTGATTGCATAAGCACTAGCAGATACAGTTCCAGTTGCTGTAATTACTGCACTATCTGTTCGTATTGCATAAGCATTAGCAGTAAGTGTTGCATCTGCTGTGATAGATGCTGAACCAAAAATTTCTGCTGCTGCTACTAGAGTCGAAAAAGGTACTTGAGCAAAAGCAGCTAATCCAAACATAAATTACTCCAATACAGGTAATGAAGCAGCTTTTAGCTCCTCAACAGTTGTCATTGCATCCACTTGATTTGTTGCATCTCTTAATACTTGTTTTTTAGCTTCAATTTCATTAAGAAGTTGTTGATTGCTAAAGTTTCGTAGCATCTGTACATCTAATGCTTCTAGTTGTGGTTTACGTTCTTCACGCAATCTATCTTTAGTAATGTCTTTAGCTTTGTCTATGTTAATTGTAATCATGCTGTGTATTCCCATGCGTTACGAAATGTTCTATCTGTAGGAATATCTGATACATCTACAATCTTGTATTCAACACTAGCAGGTACATCTTTAGCTGCAATTTCTTCAATTGTTAATCCACATTCAAGAACAGGTATAACTATTGCAACACCATCGTCTGTTGGGTAAATAATACATTGATTCATTTTTTTTCCTATCTAAATATAGCAACAGATGTAATGCCATCAGACCATTGACTAGTTCCTGATGCTGTTCTAACTAATACTGCACTAGATGACCATGTATCATTAGTTGCTGCTGCAAAAGATTTTGTATATACAGTTGTTCCACCAATTTGCGTAAACCCACTTACAGCATAATTTGAATCTGGCATTGCATTAGTAAAATTAACTGTTGTTATACCAGTACCACCATCAGTTAATGATGATACATTTCCAGAGCCTACAACTGTTGGAACGCCAGATGGAGTTGTAAATTTTACCCATGCACGACATCCGTATGCAGTAGCTGCTGAACCGTAGCCAGAGTTGAATCTAAAATTTCCGCTTGAATCAAAGCGACCTGCTTCTACGTTATATCCAGAGTTAAAAACTAATGCAGCTTTTATGTTTCCTGTTACAACAGTATTATCTGATGTTGCGTATATAGAAGCTCCGTTTGAATAAGATGTTCCATCCCATCCTTGAAATAATACTGTACCTATAGAATCACCATTACTAATGGTTGTGGGTGATGTGTAAGTACCTTTCCCTCTAGAGAAAATAAAATATGGAGCTGCGCCTGAAGTGCTACTAGCTCCAAACAAATTTATTTGAGGAAAATAATCTGAATTTGATTTAAACCTACCGCTACCAATAACTGTTAATTCTGCATCTGGACTACTTGTACCAATACCTACGTTACCACTTGTATCAATTCTCATTGTTTCAGAATTGTTTGTTTGAAACGTAAGAGGTAAGTATGTTCCAGTTCCAGTTATTTGAGAACGTAAAGATGCTTCTGAAGAAGTACACACTACTTGAGCAAGAGATGCGTTTGTTATATCTGAATTATTAAATGCGTTCCACGCAGATGTTGTTGCTGTGCCATTAGGAATACTTGCAATAACGGTATTTCCATTAGTAGTGCTACTTTGAAAAGCTACACGATTAGCTTGAGTAGCATTACTAAAGTCACCAGTAATACGATTAGCTGTACCTGAGAATATTAAGTTGTTTTGTAAAGTTTGATTAGCTGTAAATGTATTAGCTACGTCATTCTTAGTTGTGTCAGCATCGTAGGCTTGTACTGTTACACCAATAGCATCTGTAGATACACTACGTTCAGCAGGATATGTACAGAATACAAATTTAGTACCTGCACTAAAGTTTACCAATGAACCGCTATTAGATGATTCTAAAACAGTATCACGAGATAATGCTCCAGCACTTACAGTACCTACACCAACTTCCCACTCAGCACCATTTTGAATAGTGTAGTAAGTTGTGTTGGTGTTACCAATAGCACTTGAGAATGTTTGAAAGCCTGTGACAGCTCCCAATAAAGTAAGCGAACCTGTGCCAGTAGTAGTCGAGGTTTCTTGTACTCTGTCTTTAACTACTAATGCCATGTTCTATCCTTACGCTAATGTTACTGAGAGTGAACCTGATGCAATCTTGAAAATATCGCCTGTATCAATCGTTTTACTTGCATCTAATGCAGTATGGTATAAAAGATTACCGCTAGTAGAAGCATCCATAAGACCAATCCAACCAACAGTACCCCAACTACCAGTAGCTTGAGGGAAAGTACAGTCAGCGTTGGATAAAGATACGCCATTAGAAGGTGCGCCAAAAGTAACTGAGGTGCGAGCATAAGAGCCTCCTGATACTTCTGTACCTGTGTTAGCATCTGTAGGATCGCTTGTGTATAAAGCTACATAGATTGTAGATGGTGCTGTAAAAGTTGTGCCACGAATCGTTCCGTTAATTAGAGCGTTCTCTAAGTAATTGCTCATTTCTGCCATGATATGTCCTTATCGTAAAGATGTTGTAATTGCAATTGGCGATCCTGAGTATTCGCCTTGATCGTCTGATACCGTTAATGCAGCCAACCCTCTATCGTACATTTGCGCCCAAGTAGATAAACGAGCATCATTCATTAGGTAAGGTTCTGCTTCACCTAGAGCGCCATAAAGTAGCAGGTCTGGGCAATTAGCCAAGAATACGTTTGAAGGGTTTGTGTTGCTTAGGTACGGTGGCGCTGCATAGTACATCATCTGCAACGTATAGTTTGTGTCTGGAGCTGGTGCGAACTGAAACTCTTGCGCCAAGATTGTGTATTGGCGTGGAAGACCTACAGATGTAGACCATGTGTTTCTATAAAAGTTACTTGGTGAGATGTACTCAACTACCTGTATAGGGTTTGTGTTGATATGCAAGTCACGCATCTGCAAGAAATCTGACGGCAACTCTACTGTGCCATCGTCTGCTGTAGTCGTTGTTGTTACTACCTTTAGCATCTGACGTAAACGCAAATCTCTGCGTAAACGAGTTTCTGCTAACTGAATGAAGTCTGGAATTTGAGCAGTTAAATCAGTACGAGCTAAGTAACTAGCAATTGTACTCTGCAGGTCTGAATAATTTGTTATGCTCATACAGTTCCCATTCGTGTTCTGAATACCTGATTGTCAGGATTGTTTAGGAACGCCTTAAAGCGATCCATATCTAGCACTTGAAATCCACGAGTAATGCCTTGCTTTTCTAAATCGGTAAATACTTCTAGTGGAATTGATGCTACCTTGTTCTGTGGTGCGAATGCGTTATTGCCATCCCAACCTTTGCGATCTAAAGACTGTGCATACAATGCCTTGTTATGTTCAAGGATTGCGCTAATATCTTGTTTTCGTTCAATAATTAACTTATCACCATCGTCAATAAATGATGTAGTTGAAATTCCGTTGTTTATCGTTTTATCCATATGTAGAGAAGGGAGATCCGAAGATCCCCCTATCCTTAATACTAGGTCAAGTCAGCAATGATACCGTGAGCAGCTTGGTTCTTAACTTCTAGTGTGTACTCTACTAAAAGTTCAGTATTTTCGCTGTCACCTGTTTTAGCCAATTCTAAAGTTTGGAATGGGCGTAGGTATGCAACTGCAGCCATCTCTGGATCTAACAAGAATGCAACATCATCATTGTCTGAGTTAGGGATGAAACGGTTAGGAACGATTTGAATGATACCAAAATCAGAAACATAAACGTCAGCAGCATTAACGATTTGAGCTTGTTGTGAAGCTGGAACATCACGGAAGCGTGTAGCAATGCCTGTGAATGTTGATGCAACTACTTTTTGTGCTGGAGTTACCAACAACATTGTAGGTGAACCACCGTTTGTGTATGCTGATTGGATTACTGTGTTCAAGATTGTTGATGTGAACGCACGATCTGTACCAGTTACACGAGCTGTTGTACCCAAGTTACCAGCAGTACCACCAGAACCACCTGAGTAGTTGCTGTTTAACCATGTTTGCAAGCCGCCCAATGTACGAGCAGTAGTAGAACCGTCACCTGCTGCAGCAACTTGGTTGCTCAACAAGATTGATTCCATATCACGTTTCAATTCAGCAGAAGCTTTAGCCAATTGGTAAGCTTTTTCTGAACGGCGGCCAGCTTTGTTTACAGTTTCCAAAGTACCAGAAATCTTAACAACTTTGTTAGAGATTTGTGTACGGTTACCAACACGAACTGTAGGAGCAAGAGTAGATGAGCCAGCATCTGCACCCTCGATCACAGCGTTAGATGTGTTTACAGCAGATAAGCTGTCAGTTTGCCATTCGTGAAGAACAGCAGTAGCGCCAGTTTTGCCTACTGAGTTCATGAATGGTGTATCTGTTGGAGAGATGTTATAAATTACGTTAGATAAATCTTCACGTTGACCAACGGCGGTATAGGTTTGATATGTAGCCATGTTAATTCCTTAAATAAAGTTTTCAAACAGTTTAGCTGCATCACGGACACGGCCAGTCTGTTTAAGTTGATTTGATTGGCGCTTAACTTGTTCAGATGTCGCAGGTTTTACGCTGTTACCACTCTTCAACGTCTTAGGCGCTTCGCTAACCCTTTTGTTTACATTAGGTTTAGCTTGTTGTAATTTGTCGTATAACATTGCCTTGTGCAACGCTATTACTTGACGAGAATCACGAACCATTGATAGCTCTTCATCAGAGAAGCCCAGATTAGATTTTGCGAAGCTTCGCAATTCTGATCGTAACGCCTCACCCTTAACTGGATCAGTATATTCAGGTAGCACTTTTGACAACTGCTCAGCTTGTTGAGCCAAGTATCCTTGCATCTGTTGAGCGTATTCCGCTTGTTGCTGTTCAGCAATGCGTTGACGTTCTAACTGTACTGCTTGGAGTTGCTCTCGCTGTTGTTGTTTTTCTGCTACTCGTACTGCGTAACCAATAGGATCTGATTCCTTGAGATATTCCAAGTCCTCACTTTGCTCTGGAGAGTTCAGCAATTGCTCCATTGCTTGCAATCGTTGGGCATAAGCATCTCGTAAATACTTAGCTTCTTCGATGGCTTTTGCTTCAGCTTCTAAAGCCTTACGCTGTTCGGCCACTTGTTGCGTTTTCTTAGTATAATCAGCACCTTGTTGTGCAAGTGATTTAAGTTCGCTTAAAGTTAGCTCTTTGTCTTCACCAGCTACCTTGACAGAATAGGTTTGTTCAACTTCTTCTTCTTGGTCATCTGACTCTGACTCAGGCTCTTCTTGCTCACCTTCATCTTGCCAATCTTGTTGCTCATCTTCACTAAGTTGTAATTCTTCTTCTGGCTGTTCTGATTGCGCTTCTGCTTGCCCTTCGGGTGCTTCTGCTGCATCCATAAAACCTAAGAAAGAATTTGCTGCATCTTGTACGGTTGTACCTTGCGACTGGTTTTCACTCCCGTTAGGGTTGGTGTTTTCCATTTTGATAATTTCCTTTATCTATTCCAATGTAAAATCAACTTACATTAGAGCTGCACCTCACGGTGTTAGCTAAAAAACTGGTTGTTCAGTTAGAAAATCTTCCAACGCTTTTCATTAATCTTGCGTTGGTCTGCCATTGATTCAATATGTGCTAAGACATCTTGGATCGCACTTAGTTTAGTATATGCAGCCTCACGCTCTTTAACATCATGCTCCTTAGAGTTGATGATCCTGTTTAGCTGCACTTCCTGTAATTCCTTAAATACTGTGGCAAAGTGTTC